TGCCTGAAGCTGTATAAGTACCTAGACCTACCTCGTAGTCATTACCACTTGTAATGGCATAGTAAGTTGTATTACCATCACCTATAGCAGCAAAAGATTGAAAACCTGCACTTGCTCCAGCTAATGTAACTGTGCCTGTACCTGTTGTCGTAGTGGTTTCTTTTACTCTATCTTTTACGATAAGAGCCATATTTTATCCTTACGCTAATTCTACAGTTAAGTTGCCAGTAGTGATTTTAAATATATCACCTGAATCAATAGTTTTAGATGTGTCTAGTGCTGTGTGATATAACATATTGCCACCACTAGCAGCATCCCATAAACCTATCCATCCTACAGTTCCCCATGTTGCAGTTGCAGTTGGAAAAGTTACATCTGCATCTGTAGCAACTAAACCTGATGTGCCTGAAGCTGTAGCAAAAGAAGCAGCAGTTCTAGCATAAGAACCACCAGAAACTTCTGCACCAGTTCCTGCATCTGTTGGGTCTGCTGTGTGTAATGATACATAAGGGTCATTAACTGCTGTAAAAGCAGTTCCGTTAAGTGTTGCGTTTAGAAGTGCGACTTCTAAATAATCCGACATTTCAGCCATAATAATTTACCTCGTTGAGTTAGTAATAGTAAGTGGTTGAGCAGGGTATTCAGATTCGTCATCACTCTTGCGTAGAGCGTTTACTCCTCTGTCATACATACTTGCCCATGTTGCAAGTCTTTCATCATTCATCAAATATGGTTCTGCTTCACCTAGTGCAGCGTAAAGTAATAAATCAGGTGTATCTGCTAACCAAAGGTTAGATGAATTAGTATCGCTTAAATATTCTGGTTTATAAAAGTAAACCATTTGAAGTGTGTAAACAGCATCAGGGATTGGAGCAAATTGAAACTCTGCACCCAATAGTGTATAGCGATTAGGTAATCCAGATGTTGATGAATGAGCATTTCTAAAGAAATTACTTGTAGACAAGAATTTAATTGTTTGTGGTGGGTTTCCTTGTAAATGCAAATCTTTCATAGCAACAAAATCAGAAGGCAAAGATACAGTAGCATCACCTGCTGTAGTATCTGCCGTAGCAACTTTAATCATTTGTCTTATGCGTAAGTCTCTTAACAATCTATCTTCAGCTAATCTTATAAACTCTGGTATCTGGGTTGTTAAATCAGAACGAGCTAAATAATCAGCTATAGTCGCTTGTAGCGTTGTGTAATCTGTAAAAAATGCCATTTAGATTCTGCCCTGTTTTGTTCTAAAAAATCTATTGTCTGGGTCGTTTAACCATGCAAAGAATTTCTTTTGGTCTAATACATGAAACCCTCTCATTATTCCTTGTTGGTTTAACTTATCAATAACAGTTAAAGGTATAGAAGCTATCTTGTTATCAAAGACATCCTCACCCCATTTTGTTGAGCTGTTATTGTATTCTTGTTTATTCTTTTCAATGATGTCAGTTACATCTTGATTGGTCTCTACAATCTTGCCATCATCTGTATTATGTTCTTTGAATTTTCTCATTTTATTCTCAATAATAATACTGCCCCCGAAGGGGCAATATTAATGTTTAACCTAAATTAAACTGCCAAGTCAGCAACGATACCGTGTGCTTTCTCGTTAGATACTTGTAGAGTGTACTCAACAAGCATTTGATGCTTCTCACTGTCACCAGTTTTAGCCAATAGATTTGACTCAAATGGTCGTAGTGTAGCAACAGATGCCATAGTAGGGTCTAATACAAGAGCCTGTTCTGCATCTGGAGTTACATCAGCAGTCATAAATCTGTCAGGTACAACAGATAAAGTACCAAAGTCTGATAAGTAAACATCAGCAGCACCAATAATAGTAGTTGCTTTAGCAGCAGGAGCTTGATAACGCTGCTCTGCAATACCAGTAAAAGTAGATACTACTTGTTTTTGTGTTGGCGGTACAACTAATAGAGTTGGGTTACCACCATTTTCAAAACATGATTTTACTACTTCTTTTAGTTTAGCTTCTGTAAATGCAGAAGCAGTAGCACCTTCTGTTCTAGCGGCTGTGCCGTTAGAGCCAACAGGAGCAACACCATCTGTCATTGTTACAAAGTTAGTACCAAGCCATGATTGGATAGAGCCAAGAAGCCTTGCTGAACCAGCAGCACCTGCATTTTGAGCTACATTACCAAGAATAGTTTTTTCCATGTCTCGTTTTAGTTCTTGTCCTGCTTTAGCTAGTTGGTAAGCTGTTTCTGTCTTACGACCTGCTTTATCAACTGCATCAAGAGTACCTGATACATGAACTGTTTTACCTTGAATTTGTGTTCTGTTACCTACACGAGTTGTAGGAGTATCAGAAGCACCTGAAGCATCAGCACCTTCTAAAAGACCTGCTGCACTAGCTGCTGCTAGGTCATCAGTTTGCCATTCATGATATGTTGCTGTTGCCTTTGTTTTACCAATAGATGAAACTACTGGTGTTTCGGTTGGTGCAATATTGAAGATAGTATTGCTTAAATCTTCTCTTTGACCAATCGCTGTATAAGTTCTAAATTCTGCCATTGTTTTTCCTTAAATAAAGTTTTCAAATATAGCTGCGGCATCTCTGGCTGAACCAGTTTGCTGTAGCTTTTTAAGTTGTTTCTTTTGTATGTCGGTTACATTCTGCTTCACTTTAGCTCCAGACTTTACAGTCTTTGGTGCTTTAGCGACTTTTTTCTTAACACCAGCTTTACCTGCCATTAATTTGTCGTACTGTGCTGCTTTATGTAATACCAATACATGGCGAGAGTCATAGACTTGTGATAATTCCTCGTCTGTGAAACCAACCTTTTTTCCGTAGCTACGAATATCATTTCTGACTTGTTCGCCTTTCGTTTTGTCTGAAAACTCTGGTAAGGATTCTGCTAGTTTTATTTGTTCTTGTTCTACAAACTTTTGCATTTGTGCTTGAGATTCCGCTTGTTGCTCTTGAGCAAGACGAGCTCTTTCAGCCTGCACTGTTTGTAATTGTTCTTTCTTTTCGGTCATTTCTGCGACCTTAACTGCATATCCTACTGGGTCGTTCTCTTTCATTGCAGCTAATTCTGCTGGATTGTCATTTTGTCCATTTAAGAATTGTTCTATTGCCTGCAATTTTTGTGAATAGTTATCTCTAACTTGTCTAGCTTCAATAATAGCTTTAGCTTCCTGCTCAATGACTTTACGCTGTTCAGCTACTTCTTGAGTCTTTTTAGTATAATCAGAGCCGAGTTGATAAGATTTCTTTAGCTCATCAAGGGTAACTTCTTTTTCTTCACCTGCTGCTTTGATGGTGAAAGTTTGTTCTTCCTCAACTTCTTCAGGTTCTTCAACTTCGGAGTCTACATCTTCTTCCACTTCATCTTCGGCTTGTACTTCTTCTTCCACCTCTGGTTCAGTTTCTTCTTCAGTTTCCTCTACTTCTTCTACTTCTTCGGTTTGTTCTTCTACAACTTCTGGTTGTTCCTGTGTGGAGTCCTCTGGTGCAGATAACATACCTTCAATAGCTGAAGCTGCATCTGTTACTGTTAGATTTCCACTTTCCGTTGTATCGGAAGTCATGGTGTCATCACTCATTTTTCTTTCCTTGTGCCATCTCGGTGTGGCTTTCCCATACAGGCTATATGCCTATATTATTTTCCATGCCTTGTCTTTAATCTCATCATCTTTTGATATAGATTCAAAACGAGCCATGAGTTCGTTAATAACTTTAATCCTGATATATGCTGCTTCTCTTACGCTTGGTTTATCATCATCAGAATTAACAATTAAATCCATTAATTCTTTTTTCATTATTTCTACTTCGTCATGTAGTTCTTGACTTTGTAGTAAGTTTCTAAATGCTTCTGATTTGGTCATAGTTTAGGTGTTGTTATATTTTGTATTTTTTCTAAAGAATTTATAATTTCTGAAGTTTTGCTTATATCTGTTTTTTGTTTGTCGTTAGCTGACTTTTGTGCTAATTCTAACTCACGCAATGCCATTTCTTTTTCAAACTCCATTTTTTCTTGCTGAAGCTCTAACATTTCTTTTTGCATTTTAAGTTCTGTTTGCTGTTTCTCTAATTCTAGTTTAGCCATTTGCTCTTGCATCTTCATCTGTGCTTTTTCTCTTTCTACTTCTGCTAAAATCATTGCAGCTTTAGTATTACTATCTTCTTCTTTAGGAGCTTGGGCAGCAGCTTGAGCCATTTGCATTGCTTGTTCTTCTGATATTTCCATCAAGAACTGACTGTCGTCTTTAAACCCAGCCATGTTTACAAATCTTGCAAGTGTATCTCTGTATTGTTTAATATTAACTAACGGGTTGTTTAAACCATATCCTTTAATTACTTCTTCTTGTTTAGCAAGAATCATTTGCATAGTCGCTAGTTGTTCTTGTTTGCCGCCTGTTCCTAATCCAACATTAACAGTAATGTTATATTCTGTGTCCCATTCTCTAGGATTCATAGGAACAAAAGAGTTGTTAATTTTAATAATTCTTTCTTTGTCTTGGTACTTACAAACTAATGCCATAATACCTTTAAACAATGTACTTACACCTGTGTCTGCAAAGATACGAGCTATAAGTTCTAGCTTACCTTGTGATGCAGATGTCATAGCACTGACTGCTGTTGCTGTCACATTTTGTAAAAGATTAGGGTCAAGACCTTGCTGTGCATCTGACACACCACTTCTTTTTGCTTGAATACCATCTAGGTATTCCAACATAGGAAATGATTGTGCTGCACTAGATTGCACTGTCATTGGTACTAACGCATTAGGATTCTTAATACGAATAACACCACCTGCTGTAGATGTTAATAAGTCATCAAGATTAACCTGTCCCTCTACTGCTCCTACACGATAGTTGTTAGTTAAGTATAAGTTGTCTAGCATTTGTCGGGTAACTGTAGACTTAATTAACTGTAGGTCTATTGCTCTGTCTGCTAAAGATTGTCCAAAAAATTTGTGTGGAATTGGAATAGGGCAAACACTATGGAAAGGAACATAATCACATTCCTCACTCATTAATACCTCATTACCTGCATAGCAAACTCTGTGAAGTTCTGCTATACCATCTCCATCTAAATCTGTTTTTACATAACACTCGTAATACTCAACCAATTCCATTGATTCATCATTAGAGTCATTAGTATTAAAAGGTTGCTCACCTGCACCATATCTCGCTACCCTCTCTGGTGTAAAATCTAATGTATCACCCATAGGTAATGTTTCAACAACTTTTGGGTCATACCCCATTGCTATTAAATCTGAACGAGTAACTAAACTTCTTTGTGCTACAAAATCAGAATCTTCAATTGTTACAGCTCTTTTATCAATTAAAAATTCTTCTGGAGCTACATTCTCTATCTTAATTTTAGAATAGTCTTTAGTGCGTTTGCATTTTACATTGTAGTAAACATTTACAATAGGTGGAACATCCATCATCACTGGCTCACCTACTTCGTTCATCATAGGCTGACCTGTCATTGGGTCTACTGCTGGTTGTGGGTCTTGCTCTATTACTTCTTCTACTTCTTCTTGCTCAACGATTTCTACTTCCTCGTCTTGCATAATCATTGTTAATTCATCTTCTGTCAGATTTTGATATTTTTCTGTTGTTGTATTCTTTTTATCATTCCAATAGGCTTTTACAACACCTACTTTTTGCAACAGTGCATCTTTAAACCAGTCGTGCATTATTTCAAAGCCGTTGTTGTCTTTATAAAATATGTGATTAGCATAGGCAGTCATCTGTTCTGCTAGAGCACCATCACCTTGATTAACTGGCTCAAACTCTACAGCTTTATTACTGCTAGTAAAGACTTTCATAATTTGTGGCAGTGCACCATCTACTACTTCAGCCACTTCACCTGTTACTATTTGTGAGCGACCTTCTACTTCATTGCCGTAAGGTTCACGCAAGTAATACTCTAGTGCTGTTTGCCTTTCTTGAGAAGTTTCAGTCTCTATAAAACCTAATGAGTCGTTAATATGCGAATCTATTAGGTTAGCAAGTTCTACATTATCTTCCTTGCTATTCATATTTTCTTTATCGTATGCCATTTATACTATCCATGAAGTGTTTATCTCTAGTGGTTTTGTCCATGCTTCCATAGGGGACTCATCCATACCAACTGCTAGGTATCTAAACGCATCAGATGCGTGTGATGCCCAATCATGGAAAGGTCTGTCATGAAATACATTTCTTTTTTCATCAAATACTCTACGATAGTTCCGTAGTGCATCTAATCCTTGTTTTGTTTTATCTTTATCAAACCAGCAGCGTGGTAATATTTGTCTTGCTGCCGCAATACCATCCATTACTGATAGCTTGGTTGCAACTGTGATGTTTAAACCTGCTTCCTCTAACATCTCTTTTCTTGATTTGCCTGTACCTAATTCTCTTACAGCGACATCATGAGGTAATATGTGTGTTGCGTACATATAGTCATGTTCTCGTAGCCAATTTACATAGTAATCAAGACCAACACCATGATTTTCTACAAAATCTATGAGTCGTATTTCTTTATTAACTACCTGTGCTACCCATATGCTAGTAGAGTCTGACATACCTAAATCCCAGCCAGTATATGTCCTTGCTAGTTCGTCTTTAGGAATATCTATAATATGATTTTGTTCTTCTATATCATTAATAATAGATGAGTAATATGCACCTTCTACTGGAGCGTTAAAACTACACTCAAATTCTTGAGCATACTTATCGTCACCCATTTCTGCTTTAGCAGCGAGTAACTCATTCTTATCAACAATACCTGTTTCAGAAGATTTAAATTCTAATAATTCCCAACCCTCACTTCTTGACCCTCTATCTCTCAAGTCTTTAAAGTGATTCTGTCCTTTCGGTGTACCCATTGCTACGCAGTAGCCGAGTCGGTCTGCTAGTGCAGGTCTGACAATCTCTGTGAATAGTGTAGGATTAATGTTCCCAATTTCATCAAGAACGCACCCGTCTAGGTAGATTCCACGCAGACTGTCAGGGTTATCTGCCCCATACAAGTTTATCCTTCTGCCCATAAAGTCTACACGCAGTTCAGCAATGTTGGCTTTAGCTTCTAATGGTCTTGTATATTCTAGCAAGTAGTCCCATGCAATTCTTTTAGCTTGATTGTAGGTCGGTGCTACATAAGCAAATCTAGGATTAGGTTTATCACAGTTGAGTGCACTATGTATCAGTTGGTTAATAGCACAAACTGTTTTACCCATTCGTCTATGAGCAACCACAACACTAAAACGATTACCTTTAACCATTTCATGTATTTCTTTTTGTGGAGCTCTTGGCTTATAGCCTGTTGTTATTTGTTTTACCATCTTATTGTAACTCTCTTACGAGGTCGTTACCCTATTTAAATTGTTTTAAATACTCCACTGCTTTCTTCATTACTTTTATATTGTCTCTAAACTGACCTAATCCAGTATTACAGTATTGACATAATAACTTTCTTACTGTCTTTTTTGTATGGCAGTGGTCTACATATAACTTGGTGTCATCATTGTGACTACCACATAAATAACATCTATGTTTTTGTTTTTTTAGCATGGCATTGTAATCATCTAATGTAATGCCGTATCTATCTTTGTAATTCTTGCTGCGTATCTTGTCGGGGTTATTAGCCCTCCAGATTTTACTGGCTATCTTATTTCTTGCTGCTTTGTCTAACACTTCCATCTGGCTCGTGCTGCCTTGCCGCGTTCACCTGTCCAGCCTTTACTTCTAGCACAGAAAGACTTTCTTCTTTTTGCTGCCTTACTACCTGCTTTAACTTTACCTGTGACTGGGGCTTTTAACTTACTGCCAGTTGCACGATTATATTTTGCTCTACCTTTTGCTGTTAATCCTGCACCCTGCTTAACAGAGCGTTTTTCACCTCTACCTACAGACAGGTTTACTTTTTTCTTTGCTACCACTATTTCTTTTTAGCTTTCTTTTTAGCTTTCTTTTTCTTTTTAGGGAAGCCAGCTTTCATATTTGCATATGCTTTATCTGATATAGTAGATTTCTTTTTAGTTCTGCTAGTTCCTGCTTTCTTTCTTTTGTTTATATTGGCATATAAGCTCATACACAGTCCCCTATAGATTCAAACCATCTACGCATTTCTTCTTGCCTTTCTTCATTGGACTTTTTCTCATTGGTCTTTTCATTGGGTTCATTACACATTCTCCACTTGTTCACATTTCTGTATGCGTAAACATCCTACATCAATAATAAAAAAGTTAAAATAAGTTTTGTTTTTAGAATCATCTACTTTTCTGTCTTGATACCATTCAAAACCAAAGTGACAACCACAGAACCAGTGCCATGACCACATATT